AGCCTGATCAAAGGTATCAGCGCCAGCGAACCTGATCGCTTCCGTGGTGGCCAGTACCACGGTGCATGGCTGGATGAGCTGGCGGCTTGGGACTACCTCGACGAAGCTTGGTACAACATCCAGTTCGCCGTGCGTCTGAAAAAGGATGACGGCAGGACACAGATCATTGCCACGACTACGCCACGACCCAAAGACCTCATTGTGGAGCTCGTAGGGCGTGAAGGAGACGACGTAGCGCTCACGACGGCATCTACCTACGTCAACCTAGCTAACTTAGCGCCAAGCTTCCAAAAGCAAATCCTAAGTTACGAAGGCACGAAAATAGGAAGGCAAGAAATCCACGCTGAGCTGATCGACGCAGAAGAGTCAGGTATCGTCAAGCGTGAGATGTTTAAGCTATGGGCGCCTAACAAAGAGTTCCCCAAGTTCGAGTACATCATCCAGTCATACGACTGCGCAAGCTCAGAGAAGACTGTCAACGATCCGACAGCGGCTATCACGTTTGGTGTGTTCAAACCACTGGATGGCCCAATGTCCGCCATGGTAATCGACTGTTGGCAGGACAGGCTTCAATACCCAGACCTGCGCCCCAAGGTGATCGAGGAGTACGACGTGGTCTACGGTGAGGGTAAGAACAAGAAGCGAGTTGACCTGATCCTCGTGGAAGACAAGTCCGCCGGCATAGCGCTGATCCAAGATTTACAGCGTGGCCATCTGCCTGTGCGCGCTTATAATCCCGGCAGAGCTGACAAGATTCAGAGGCTGAACATCGTCTCCAACATCATCGCCGCTGGGCGTGTATGGATCCCTGAGAGCAGTGTCAGGAAGGGCTACGTCAAGGACTGGGCTGAGGGCTTCGTCTCCCAAATCTGTAGCTTCCCTGATTCAACCCATGACGACTTCGTAGACGCCTGCACCCAAGGGCTAAGGTTCCTACGCGACTCAGGGTGGCTAGACATCGACGGAGCGCCGCGGGACGACTACGACATGGACGACTATATTGACAGCGGTATGGCCAAGAAGCTGGAGAACCCGTATGCCGCATAAGGTGGGAGTCATCATCCCCACGTACAAGAGACCAGACCTACTGCGTCAGGCAGTGCTTCAGTGGATCGTCCAGACCGTCAAGCCTGATGTGCTGTGTATCAACCAGAATGGTAGTGATGAGAGCTACGAGTGGGTGATCGAGGATCTGAAGCCCCTGATCGAGATTAAGTGGATCCACGTACCTAGCACGATCAAGCAACACCTGTGGTACGCCCTGCCCTTAAGCCAGCTCCTTGTGGAAGGGTGCGACGTGTTCCTGTGGGCAGACCACGACGACATCTACTACCGTGACCATGTGGAGAAGAAGCTGTCCGCGCTGGAAGGTCACGACCTGACTCTGTCGGATACCTGCGGGGTGCTGTATCTAAAACCAAATGACTACAAGTACCAGAGACCTGAGAAGTTCACGGCACACGCCCCCGGTGGTATGTCCTCCTCCACCGCCTTTGGCAAGAACTTTGCGCTGGCGCTGATGCTCGATTTGGTGACCGACGAGGAGTTCTACTACTCTGACAACGTGCTGGCGTACACGACCATGCCCAAGCACGACATCCATGTGACTCAGGACGTGACCACAGTGTACGTCTCCCATAAGGGATCGCACAGCTCTGGGCACTGGGCTGAGAATGTTCTTGGATCGTAGACACAGCATGAGCACCAAGGTATCATTAGGGCAACAGCAACTCAGCGGGATAAGCCATGGCTGACGAAAACAAACCAGCGTTCTACCCCCGTGTTGGGCGAAACATAGCCAAGAACTTCAGATCGGCTCAGCCACCAGCCTTCGTTGAAGATCCCAGAGCGATGGATCTGCCCCAGTACGGCGACGTTGATTTAAGCGTTCCCACCAAGGAAAACCTTGAGATGGGTAGACGCATGGCTGAGCGAGATGCCCAACTTAGGCGCCAGCAACAGGCTGACAGATCCCCACTTGAGAAGCTTGCTGGTGGCTTACAAGCTGGAAGGTTGATAGGATCAGGCTTAGTTCAATCTGTAGCTTCTATCCCTACAGCGATCACCAAGGGCAGTAAAGCCGCTGAGGAGTACATCGCCGAGAACATGTATAAGCCTACACAACCCTTGGCGTATGAGTACGCAGGTGACGTAGGCGACTTCCTTGAGAAGCTCGAAACACAGTACAAGATTCCACCCATATTGCCAGAGGCGGTGGCTTTGCAGTACCTGACAGGCCCTGCTACCTCCCAAGCCATGAGAACCGCAGGCAGGGGCGCAGAGCAGGCTGGCAGGGCTATAGAGCGTCGCATGGAGCCAGTCGTCAAGGGCGCCTTAGAAAGCGGTGGTTTACCCCGTGAGATGGCTTTGGGAATGGGTGCTAATACGCAGGCAAACGTGATCAAGCCTTCAGGTAAGGGAGCAAACTGGTTAGGCGGCAAGCGTGAAAGCGTGGAAGCTCAGCTTGGCAAAATGAAGATGGCTGATCAGACATCTCCAGAAGAGATGGCGCAGATGCAAAGTTCAATTGACACAGCCAAAAGAATCATGGGTGATGATCCTGAAGTTCAACGTGCCGTCGGGCAAATGGAAAATGAGTTGTCAACTGTCAAGCGTAACAATGCAATTAACTCTTGGATTGATAGCAATCTGCGCAACTACGTTAAGAACCAGATGGCTACGCCTGACGATCCAGTCCGTAGACTTGCCGAAGAGGGCATCTTGCATATGGCTCCTTATGGAGACCAAAGCGTTGTCTCGTCCCGCTTGATGAATAAGCGTATGGGTTTAGGGCAAGATCCTCTTGGTATGGGTAAGAGCGATGCGGCTAAGTTTTGGGAACGCCAAGCAGACATCTCTGTTGACGCATATCCTGCGGGCTCATACAAGCATGGTTCATTGGACGAGTCCATCCTTGCGAATAATCCATGGCTCCAAAAAGTTCCTGATGAGACCATGATCTACACTGGCAAAGGACTAGGTGGCGACCTTGGCTTTGATCACATTATCGACGTACTTCGTGAAGACGTAGCAACTGGTCGCATTCGCCCTGAACAACTGAACAAGGTTAGCATGGAGCAGGCAGTACGCCGCACCCATGAGTACGACCAAGAGCTTGCACGTAAGATGAATGAGGCTCGTAATACAGCCCGTGCAGATCTTCCTGTTTACAAAGATTATCCAGAGGGTTATAGGTGGATTGAGTTGAACAAGCCCGGCTCGTTTGCCGCTGAGTCAGACGCCATGGGTCACTCAGTCCGCGGCTACGAGCCACCCAAGGGTCATCCTGATTGGACTGAAGGTTCTGGTAACAGTGGATCTTCTAGTTATGGTCTAGGCGGATGGGATGCCATTAAAAGCGGAGAAGCCAAGGTTTATTCATTAGTGGACTCAAAAGGCGAGCCGCATACAACTATTGAAATTGGCAAAGGCAAGCATCCCATTGGATTTACTGGAGATGGTAACAACTTCCCTTATGGGTTGAGATATGGCGATCACAATAACAATTACTTAGAAATACCCGAAGAAAAACAATTAGAAATTTACAATTTAGGTAAGAAGTTGTATTTTGAAAACCCAAATGCTTATGCCGAAAATCGAGTATTGACAGGAGCAAAAGCCCCTAACCTAATGGACAGTTTCCAAAAAGCGGCAGACATGTTGCTTGGAGAAAAGCCCGGCTACATTAAACAAATCAAAGGCAAGCAGAACCGCGCACCTAAAGAAGAATACTTGCCTTACGTTCAAGACTTTGTGAAAGGTAGTGATTGGTCTGATGTTGGCGACCTGCAAAACGCTGGATTTATTGAACAACATTCTTTAGACAGAAAAATAGCTAAAGATGTTTTGGGTTTAAATTTGCCAAAATATACAACCAAGCAAGAAGCTAAAGATTACATGATCCTTGATGTAAATCGTCACCACACTGGCGCCAAACAGTTAGAGATACCAGAGTCACTACTCAAATACAAAATACAGCCTGACGTTCCACCAGCAGGCATGAAGGCAGGTGGCAAGGTTTCCATCTCCAACAACCCTGACACCATGATGCTTGAGCTGAACAACAAGCGCATGAAGGAAGGTGGCTCAGAGGACGACAACAAGCCATTCTTTGGTGGAGCTGGTACTAAGAAGTACGCCGCCGCTAAGAAACGTGCTGAGCAAGGTGATGTGAACACTTTGAGAGATCCTCGCACCTACGCCACTGTGGCTGGCTTCTTTGGCGAGCGTCCAGATGAGATGGGTTTCAGCGTCATGCACCCTGACTACCAAGGCGTTAGAGAAGCGGCTGATCCTGCGTTCTATGCTGGTACAGCATTGGGTGTTGCCCCATTGATGAAGGTGTTCAAAGCGCCAGCTATGGCATTAGGCAGAGCTGGTGAGAAGTACGCCGAGAAGGTTGTTCCTCAGATTATGGAGCGCGGTGGTGTTGGAGCTGACATGCTTGGTGGGCTGGCGCAGGGTACACGTTCATACGCCTACTTACCCCACACTGAAAAGAGTCCCAACCCTCTTGTTGGAACTCGATACAAGACTCAGTACGTTGGCAACTTGGCTCCTAAGTTTGACTTTGACGTGCAGGCTGAGCAGGGATCGAGCGTCATGTCTAACCCATGGGACTTGACCAGCCGCGGTGAGAAGGTGCTGGAAGTCTCTGACATACCTATGTCCAACCAGATGATTACCGAGGGCGGTCACGACTTTGCCCGAGACCTTGCAAACATCAAAGCTAACATTGGTGGTGCTTCTGGTCGTCAGATAGCTGAGCGGATGCAGGATCGCGTGAATGACGCTACCTTTGCCAATCTGTTTGACAAAGGCACAGGACGTGTGTTCACCATGCCTAGCACCATGGACGTCAAGGGATCACACTTCTCTACAATGCCAACCGACCTTGTGATGGACATCTTTCAGCAGGCAGGTCTAAAGCCAAAAGACGTGGACAGAATTACAGATGACTTACGTACGTTTGTATTTGAGACCGAGAAGGGCAAGTTTAAGAACGCCGCTCCTGTTGGCTCACCTGAGTTTATGCTACAGCTTCGTCAAGGTGGCAAAGGGTTCAGTGCTGGTGACCTGCGCAAAGGTCTAATGGATCGCATGAGCAAGTCTGAGTATCAGAAGATGCTTGGGTTCAACATTGAAGACGTGTACGGTGCTATTGGCGATCAATCGCTCAAAGGTTTGCCCAAAGGTTTTGTTGGCAACACCATGATTGAGACCAGCCCATTCGCTGGTTTGAAGCCAGCGACTCATCAGTCTTACGACACAGCCAACATGGGCAAGTACGCTGGCAGTATGCCTAGTATGCCCCTTGAGCTGATGATGCCTGACCTGTTCAGGGCTATAGAAATCAATTACCTTAAAGATCCAAGATACCGTAAGCTGACCCCATTGCAGTTGAGAACCATGATTGTCAACACAATTGAAAAGCGTGGTAACGTGATCTCCCAGCCAATCAACCAGCGTGTTGTTGACAACGTCATGCGCTATAAACAAGGCTTGGCACAAGGACACTTTAAGCCCAATGACTATGACTCCATCATGGAGTTCATGCGACGCACTGGCGGATACAAAGACGGTGGAGCTGTCCACAAAGCCGAAGGCGGTGAAGTATCTGGTGACGACCTAATCCTTGAAGAGAGACCACTATGAGCCTTGTCAAATTAGGTGGGTTAGGCGCTAAAGCCGCTAAGAAGACTGCACCCTTTTACTCTTTCGTAGATGAGACGTTGGCTAACCTAAAGCGCAACAAGGGTACAGGCATTGAGTTTTTGACCGAAGTCATGAAGACCAAGGGTGTCAAACCTGCGGAGATTGCCGACCGTAAACTTGAACAAGCGTTCAAGGACAAGGGCAAGATGACGAAGCAAGAGGCTCAGCAAATCTTAGCCGATAACCCTCCGCCCAAGGTTCAAGAGCGTGTGCTTGAAGATTTGGATGATGATGCGCGCAAAGCATTGATCGACGATAAGATGGAAATCTATGGGTATGATCGTTACAGTGAAGTTCCAAGAGACGTAATGCGTCAATGGAATGATGAGATTGATGCTGACGCCGTAAAGTACAACGAGCCTGATTACGTAAGTAAAGGTGGTAGCAACTACCGCGAAATCCTTCTCAAGTTACCGCAGTCCTATACAGAAAAAGATTTTCATCGTTTGTTGATGCTAGAGGCAGAACAACGACGTGGTGAATTAACCCCTGCGCAAATTAAAGAGATGGCAGAACTTCAGGCAAAGAAACAGACAGCCGCATCTAACTATCAATCTGGTCACTGGGATGATGCTAACGTGCTGGCGCACATGCGTGTGCAGGATAGGATGATTGCTCAGCCCCCACAGAAGGGTTTCTACGTTGTTAACAATACTTCTGGCAGACGATCAGATATGTTTGATACCCCTGAACAGTTGCAGGCGTATGTTGAGACTTTGCCTGAAAGCATACGCAACAACGTAACCATGGCTCAAGGTGAACGCAAGGTTCCGCCAAGGAAAGTCTTGCAAGTTGAAGAGATTCAGTCTGACTGGCATCAAGAAGGACGCAAGAAGGGCTACAACAAAATAGATCCGCTTGCTGAAGAATACCAAGCGCTTGAAAAGAAAATATTTGGCGGTAATGGGAACTACACGCCAGAAGAAGAAAAAAGGTTTTACGATCTGCAAGAGCGGGGTTATGAGAACAAAGCCCCAACTGGCGTACCTGACGCCCCGTTCAAAAAGAACTGGCACGAGCTGGCAATGAAGCGTTTGCTTAATTATGCGGCTGATAAGGGCTATGACGGCATAGCGATCACGCCCGGTTCTGAGCACTTTAAGCGCTATGGCAGTGAACGTATTGATTGGAAGAAGAGCGATGACGGTTGGATTGTTGGAGCCAAAGAGCAGACTGGTGGACGCCACGAAGGTCGAGACCTTGAAGAGATTGCCCGTGATCGAGGCATTTTGCTCGAGCGAAGCGGTGACCCAGTTAAGTCTAAAGAAGACCTGTATCGAATTGTTAACACAGTACTGAACCGCGAAAACAACCCAGAGCAGGTCAATAAGCTTACAAATCGCATTTGGGATCGTATGCAGACAGAAGCAGAAGGCACATCCTTACCCCGCAAGGAAGGCATGGAAGGCTTCTACGACAAGATTCTGACGGACTACCTGAACAGCTACGGTGATAAATACGGCGCTCAGGTTCAAATGCGTCAGGTTGCGGCTACGCCTGAAGCCATGGAGAAGAAGTTCAATCTCAATCCCAACAATTTGCCTGACATGAACGCAGAACAGGCTACTGACTACAACAAGATCCTACAAGGCTTTGGCAACACACAACTGTCTGACGTGCACTACTTTCCCATCACTCAGCCGATGCGTGAGTCCATCAAGCAGAAGGGCTTACCCCTGTACCAGCAGGTTGGCATTCCAACTGCTGGCGCTGGTGCGGCTTTTCAGATGCTTGAGCCTGAAGAGGAAGCAGGTTTAGCTGGTGGTGGATCTGTTGCTAAGCTGGCGGCACTGGCTAAGCTCAAAAAGATGCGAGAAGAGATGGCTCCTCGCGCCGCGGTCGTCAAAGACCTAATGGCCAAAGACAGCGGAAGCTATCTGCGTGACGTAACACCTGACGTGCTGACTAAGGATTACATCGAACAAGAGATTCAACGTATGGCGGCACGTGCAGAAGCATCTAAACCTGAAATTAAAGAAGCAAAAGGCGGCGAGGTTAGAATGACCAAGAACCGCGATACTATGTTCATGGAACTGAGCAACAAGAAGCTCAAAAGGAAATAAGCTATGGCGACACAATTCCCACAAGATCCTAACGCTGGTCGTTTTATCGATGGGTTAAAGGATCAGCAGGTAGAAGCTGATGAGGGCATGGAGTATGAAATGCCTGACGATGACCAAGAGATCGAGGAGCTACCTGACGGTTCTGCCATTGTGCGTATGCCAACCAAAGGCCCAATGGAGGACGAGGACTTCTATCAGAACTTGGCTGAGGTGCTTGACCCCTATGACCTGAACAAGATTGCTCTGCGCTACATGGACTTGGTCGAGAACGACAAGAAGTCTCGTGAAGAGCGCGACAAGAAGTACGAAGAGGGTTTACGGCGTACGGGCATGGGTAATGATGCTCCCGGCGGCGCTACCTTCATGGGCGCATCAAAAGTGGTACACCCTGTTATGGCTGAAGCCTGCGTAGACTTTGCCTCACGCGCCATCAAAGAGATGTTCCCACCTGATGGCCCTACCCGCACCAAGATTTTGGGCAAGGTTGACGCCGAGAAGATTGAAAAAGCCGAGCGCAAGCGCGACTTTATGAACTGGCAGTTGACTGAGCAGATTGAAGAGTTCCGCGACGAGCAGGAACAGCTCCTGACTCAACTCCCCTTGGGTGGCTCACAGTACATGAAGCTATGGTACGACGACAAGAAGAAGCGTCCTTGTGCTGAGTTCATGCCTATCGACAACATTTTGTTGCCCTTTGCCGCCGCTAACTTCTACACAGCCCAGCGCGTCACTGAGATGCAGACCCTGACTGAGTGGGAGTTCAAGAACCGCATTCGTTCTGGCCTGTACCGTGACATTGACCTGATCCGCGTATCTGCTGAGCCAGAGGAAACCCACTCTGAGAAGGCAAACAACAAGATCGAAGGTCGTAAGTTTGAAGACAACGAAGACGGACTTCGCAAGGTCTACCACATCTACACATGGTTGGAGCTAGAAGACGACCCACTGACAGACGGTGAGTCTGCTCCCTACATCCTGATGGTTGACGAGCACGAGAATGAGTGCGTTGGTCTCTACCGTAACTGGGAAGAGGGCGACGAGACCATGACCAAGCTCGATTGGTTGGTTGAGTTTAAGTTCATTCCTTGGCGTGGTGCGTACGCTATTGGTCTGCCACAGCTCATAGGAGGGCTGTCAGCGGCTCTTACAGGCTCGCTACGCGCTTTGCTGGACTCTGCCCATATCAACAACGCGGCGACCATGCTAAAGCTCAAGGGAGCGAAGATCTCTGGTCAGTCCCAACAGGTGGATGT